GAACAATGAATTTTTACAGGTGGTAGTGCAAGTTCTTCTGCGATGTCACTATTTTTAATTTTTAAAGCTTCATCTACACTTTGTCCTTTAACCCATTCGGTTAATAGACTTGATGATGCGATTGCTGAACCACATCCATAAGTTTTAAATTTAGCATCTTCTATGATACCATCATCATTTACTTTGATTTGAAGTTTCATTACATCGCCACAAGCAGGTGCTCCGACCATACCTGTACCGACTGATGAATCATCCTTATCAAGTGTTCCCACATTTCTAGGATTTTCATAATGGTCTAAAACTTTATCTGAATATGCCACTACTCTACCTCTTTCTTTTTTCCTATGTTATATTTAGTTTCTAACATCCACTCATCTTTTTCTTTGAATGAAATAATTTTAATTTGACTTAATGGTGCAATCGGTTCTGGTGTACCTTTCATTGTAACCAATCCCCAATCACTTAGAAGTTTAACTATTGTATTTCTTCTAGCAATATCATTCTCTGATAAGTTTGTATCCTTACCATCAAGTGCAAATAATTCTTTAAAGTGTACTATGTAATACTTACCTTGTTTATGAAGTATATGGCAAGACTGGTATAGTTTCCTTTCTTTTCTAGAAGCAACTCCTATGCGAGATAAAGTTTCTCTAATCTTTAGGAAGTCATCTGGTTCTTTTAAAAGAACTTCAAACATCTGCTCCTGCTTCCATTGTATATTATTTTCCATGTTTACCGCCTTTATTTAAACTATTCATAATAGTTTTTATTTGTTCATCATTTAGTATACTGAGAGCTGATTTTGCTTTTTCATTACTATATCCATAATACTCTTTAACACATTCTAAATGTTTTTCTTTCTTCGCCTTTAGCCAAGGTGTATACCTTTGCCTTGTTCTTAGAGTATTTAGTAAAAAGTCAAACTGTAATTTCTTATCTGTCTGATGATTCATGTTCATTTCATTGACTAGAAAAATAGTATCTTGAAATGGAGCAAGACATTTGTTTATAATGTATGCAGGATATTTCTTTTCCCATTGCTCATCTTCACTATCCATAAGTTTTTCTTTGGAAGTATTAATTGCTTTTAAATATTCTTTTAACTCATACATTATCTAATCTCCGCCATGGTAATGTGTCTGCATGGTTTGTTTCATTATATAAATTCACACTATCACCAGCAATTTGTATTCCACTATCTTTTTTAAATCCTTTGTATGTCATGTTAAATGCAATACTTCTTCTTTCACCTGAACCTTGAAATGGATACACTTGATGATATAAAGTATTTGGAAATAATAAACACATGCCTGGTTTTGGTTTAGTCACAAAAGAACCTACTGTAAAGACACTATCAGTTTGACAAAAAGTAAATTCTATTTGGCCATCTTTTTCTTTTGGTTTGTTAGGTATATTTCTAGGTTTCATAGATGGTATTTTTAAATATAATACAGAACTTATTTGACAATGTGAATGATTGTGTTGTGGATTATATTCATTCTCATATTGTGATACAGACCATATAGATTGCATTTGAGTTTTAATATCCATTGCATTAAATAAATCTTGTTGATGAGAATTTAAATAAGCTTGTTCTATGTAACTTCTACATAGTGCATGAAAAACATCCATACATTTTTTTTCTTCCAACATAGAATGTGGTATTTCACTTTCAGTTTCAATTACACCAGCAAGTCTAGAGCCCATGTCTTTTTTATCTTTAATTACATCAACAATGTCATTAAGTTTTTTAATAAACCCCTCTGGTAATTGTGCCACTAAAATTAATGGCCCAAAAGGTTTTACTACTTGTACATTTTTTATTTCCATTTCACATCAACCATAATTTCTGTTAGACAAGCCAACAAGTTTATTTCTTGGTCTGCCACAAAAGCTGACTGATACTGGTACTTAGATAAGATAAGAACTGCATGAGGTATTGTACTAGCAGTAGCATGGTTATACAAATTGTCATAAATCCTGCGATAAATACGGACAGGGTCATTATCAAGATTATGTACAATCCACTTTCGTACATTAGTGAATTCCTGAGCCTTGAGTGCGGTAATAAGTTCATTTATATTTACCTCTGATATATTTACAAGAATACCAGCATCTATCTGACCTGATGTAGAGTATCTTTGTAATTCGTTTATTGTTCTACGCCAATCTGGGAAATATTTAGTTAATACTTCCATTATAACTCTAGGTTCATACTTTACATTTTCTGTTTCTAGAATATTCTTAACACGACCAAAAAAGTCTTTTGCAAGTTTTGGTTTATCATCTTTTGCAATAATAAAATCAATTACACTACATCTTGAATGTAGAGGGTCAATTAATCTATTCTTATAATTACAAGTAAGAATGAATCCACAATTCTTATGAAATTCTTCCATGAATCCACGAAGTGCAGGTTGTGTTGATTGGGGATTTAAATAATCTGCCTCATCAAGTATGACATACTTACGACCACCTTCAAGTGATACAGTAGAGGCAAAGTTTTTAATTTTATTTCTGAGTACATCAATACCAGATTCTTCTGAACCATTTATTAGTAATGATGTTGCACCAATCTCATCAAGCATTGCTTTGGCAACAGTAGTCTTACCGACACCAGGCCCACCTGATAAAATTAAGTTTGGTATATGTTTGTCTTCTACAAATTCCTTAAAAGTCTTTTTTAAGTTCTCTGGTAAAATACAATCATTGATTGTGCTTGGGCGATGTTTCTCAACCCATAAAAAAGTTTCCATAATATATAATCCAATTTGTTATTCATAACTTGATTCAGGTTCAAGTGCTACCCAATACTCTACATCTTTATTAGAAGATGCTAGATGACTAATATTCTTAGATGAAATATCAACATCATAATCACCATCCATAAGTTTTAGATTTTCTACTTTGAAAAAGAATTTAAAATCACTACCATCTGCAACAGTATCAACATCAATAGAGAATGTATTTGCAGTATCATTCTTTTTATCTTTTACTGTTAAGAATACATCAGTATTATTTTTCTCTAATACTAAATCTGGTGCCTGTATAACACCAGCAGCTCTTTTAAGTTTATTTAAGTTTTCACCATTCAGTTTAAATGATACTTCTTTACTAGGCATAGTAATTGTTTTATTTGGTGAAGTAACAACCGATGGGTCTGAATAAAAATACTTCAAAGAATTCTTTGGATTATTTTCTTCTTTAATAGTTACAAACCCTTCGTTAAATTCTAGAACAGGATTTGTAAATAACGATATAGAAGCAAGAAATTCATTTAGGTCATAGATTGCTACTTCCTTATCAAATGATTCTTCTACTTCAGCCTTTGCAACAATATTTTTCATGGCAGACATTGTTGTCAATGTACTACCTTCTTTTATTACAAGGTTTTGATTTATAGATGCAAAGTTTTTTAATACATCTACTGTGTGTTCACTTAGTTTCATAATATACTCCGTTTGTGTTTAAATTTTTTATTCGTTATGTAATGTTGGTGATTGAAATTGTTCAACAGTTTCTTTACTATCTCTGATATTAAAATTAGCAGACATTGTTCTTCGTTCACCTTCTCCGAAAAATGGCATTACACAATGTTGCAACCAATTAGGAAATATCATCATAAATCCTTTTTTAGGTTTTACATATTCTTGTGCATCTAATTTTAATCTGTAAACATCATGAATAGTATTTGTTGATGTGATTAAACCTGTAAACCCATCAATACCACCAGCTGCATTATGTAATAAAGGTATTCTTGGTTTTTCCTCAATACACTTTGGTACTTTTAAATAAAGTATACAAGATAGTCCTGCAGGTGTTTCACACCCATGTGCATGTAGAGGATTGTAATCTCCAGCATAACTGTGTACAGTCCATGCTTCAAAAGCCTCTGCAATACTGTCACGCTGATAACCAAGTTTATCATTTAGTAAACTAGTAGCACATCTATCTACAATAGTTTTAAAATCTTTTCCCATTTCACTATCTAAAGGAAAAGCCCATTGTTCAGATTTTTCATTTTTATTAATCTGTCCTACTAATTGACCTTTATGAGATACTTTTGCTGGTACAATAACTTCATCAATATGTTTATTAATATCATCAATAAAAAAATCTGGGAACTGTACTGCCATCAATTTATATGATGGTATAGTTTTTATTTGTGCTTGTGTATCAAAAGATTGACCTTTTTTAGGTTTTTGTTTTCCACCTAAAGAATCTGAAAGATTTTTTAAACTCATGTTCTATCTTTCCTATAATGGTCACCAGTTAGTTTTTCTTTTAAAGTAATATTAATGTTTGCTGAGAATGTTCTTCTCTCATCATCTTCTTTACCAAAGAAAGGCATAACTCCATGTCTTAACCAACTAGGAAACATAATCAATGTACCAACTTCTGGTTTAACATATTC